TATTAATAAACATTTGTAATTATGAAAAGTCTTTTTGCAAAACAGAAAAGTAAGGCTAATTTGCAGCGCAATGCCTTTGACTTGTCGTATTCTAATAAGTTTACGGCTTCTCCTGGTATGCTCTTGCCTTGTTATGTTCAGGAGGTAAATCCTAATGAACATTTTGTTATCTCTCCGCAATCGTTTCTTCGTACTATGCCGTTGAATACTGCCAGTTTTGTACGTGGTAAGCAGAATATTGAATTTTATTTTGTTCCTTACCGTCTTCTTTGCCGCCAGTTCCCTCAATTTGTCGTTGGCACCGATTACAAAATTAGTGCCCTTTCTGAGCTTAATTCTTATAAGGGTTCATTGTGTACTTTTGCACTTTCTGACACTATTACTAGTTTGGTTTCTAGTTTTAAAAATACTACTGCGGCTACAGATATTTGTGGTCAACGTGTAGATTATGGTTCTTGTCGTCTTTTGGATTTGTTAGGTTATGGTGTTAACGCTCCTACTATTCGTGCTTTAACTAAATCGACAACCGAATTTAATAAGACGTTGGATTGTAATCTTTTCCGTCTTTTAGCTTATCAAAAAATTTATTATGATTTTTATCGTAACCCTATGTATGAGCTGAATAATCCTGCTGCTTATAATGTTGATGACAATTTTGATACTTCTATATCAGAGCCAGATTTCTCTGATTATAATTCACCTTTGAACGCGCGTTTTGCGTTGCGTTATCGTAATTGGAAAAAGGATTATTTTAATTGTGTTTCTCCTTATTTCCAGGGTGCAGATTGGCTTTCTACACCTTATGGTGTTGGTTTACTTGGTAAGGATTTGCCTGGTAACAGTCTGTTACCATTTACCTCTTCGGATATTTCTAGTGGTAATGCTCAGTCTTATATGTATTCTGATGCTGCTTCTTATCGTCAGTCATCTTTTTCTATTGCTAATCTTCGCTCTGCTTATGCTTTGGATAAACTTTATCGTTTGAGTATCGCTGCGGGTGACGGTGATTATGGTTCGCAGATTCGTGCCCATTATGGTTTCAATGTCCCTTATGACAATTGTAAATCTCAATTTCTTGGTGGTATCTCTGAGCCTATTTCTATATCTGAGGTAATTACTACTGCAACTACTTCCGAAGCGCCTACAGGTGATATTTCTGGTAAGGGTCTCTCCGCTAATAGTGGCCAGCGTATTGTCTTTGATTCAAAAGAACATGGTGTTATTATGGGAATTTTCTCTGTTGTTCCTGAAGCAGATTATAACGCTTGTGGTATCGATAATTTTAACTTGAAGATTAGGCGTGAGGATTATTATCAACCTGAGTTTGCAGATTTGGGTCTCTCTCCTCTTTCTCTTTATGAGTATTCTTATTGTGAGCCGTCACATATTACGAATGATAATAATGTTTTGGGATATGTACCTCGTTATATTGAGTATAAAACGCGTGTTGATTACGTTCATGGTGAGTTTGAAAGTTTCTCTGAAACTTCTTCCCCAGTTTCTGGTTCATTGTCTGCTTGGACTGCTCCTCGTCAAACCCAGCTTAACAGTACTTTTAAGGCAACCAATGCCTTCTTTAAGATTCGCCCTAATATTTGGAATAATATTTCTAATGTTGCTTACAAGGGCAGTGAATCTGAGGACATATTTATAGTTGACTTTCGTGCTAATGTACAGGCTGTCCGTCCTATGTCTGTATCTGGTCTTCCTTCACTTTAAAATTTGGTATTATGTTTAATTTTTCAGAATATTATAAAACTCGTTTTCAGGCTCCCCTTGTAGATTCTTCTGTTATTGAGTTGCCTGATTCTCCTGACTTCATTTCTCCTATGGATTCAGATTTAGCTAGTATTAATTATGTTGATTCTCACGGTCATATTGTTGATGTACTTTCTCAGGTTCTTTCTACTACTTCTGTACTTGAGCGTAATAAGTTGCTTGATTTGCTAGAGGATAATTCTAGCATTTCCGGACAGGAATTTGCCCAGCTTGACGATGATACTAAGATTCAACTGTTGAAGCCTCGTTCTATTCAGTCTCTAGCGGAAATGTCAGCTTATACTGACTATGTTCAAAACTTCATCGAAGTCAACAATATTCAGATAACTGAGCCATCTCAGCCAACTGAGCCATCTCAGCCAACTGAGCCACCTCAGCCAACTGAATAGTATGCAAATATATCATTATATTAATCATCCTGACGGCTTAGACGATTTTACTACGCAATGGTTACATGAGTTTCTTATTCTTGCAGCTTGGCAAAGTGATATTCTTTGCTGTCAGGGTTTTCAAATTATAGATTATGCTGGAAGTTATCTTAAAAGGTTTTAATAAACCTCTTGGTCTTTCTTGCTGTCTTGGTGCCCCGCTTTGTTCTGCTAGTTCTAAAGCTAGTAAGTATGCTGCGAATAAAAATTTAGAGTCTGTTCAGGAAACGAACGCTCAAAATTACAAGATTTGGCAAGAACAAAAAGATTATGATTATACTAAGTGGAAAGAACAGTTAGCTTATAACACGCCTACTGCTCAACGTGAACGCTTAGAAGCTGCTGGCATCAACCCTCAGTTAGCAATGAATAATCTTTCTACAGGTGAAGCCACTTCTAACGCTGGCGGTCAAAACCCGCCTACTATGGAAGCCCCTCAAATTGATGCTGCTGCAATGGGTCAAGCTGTTGCCAATGATAAGAATAACATTGTACAGAGTTTAGGCATGATGTCTTCTATTTTGAAACAAGCTCAGGAAGCCAAAGAAATTCAGATTCGTAACTCTTGGGCAAACATTAAAAATACTCTTGATGTTGCTGGAACTACAAAGGATAATAGTTTAAAAGACCAGGCTGTTAAAGCTGCTAAGCTTCAGAATGAGTTTACAGATAGAACAATGGAAGATAATGTTCAAATGAAGTCTTCTATGGCTACATACGTTTGGCGTCAATCTTTAAATGAAGCTGCTAAAGGAAGTCTTATGGAACTGCAAAAGGATGTACAAACCTTTTATCGTGATAGAGTGCAGCCGGCTGAATTGCAAAAAGTTAATGCAGATATTCATCAAGCTTTAACTAAAGCTATTGCCGATATTATGGTTGCTAAAAGTACTTCTGCTGTCAATGCTTCTCAAATTGATGTAAATAAACAGCTTATTGATGAAATTAAGTCACGAACTCGGAACAATCTTTCCGACAATAAAGCTAAAGAGTTTCTTAACCGTGTTAATGATAAGACGTTTAATGCTGTTGTTAATAAAATCATTTCTCAGGCACGTAATTCTAATCTACAGCCGCTTTTTCAGTTTATGAATGCTGCCTCTGGCTTTATACCTTAACTGTATTATAGGTGTACGCGCGCGCGATTATCGTGTGTGCGTGCGCCTATTTTCGTTAATTATAAAGCGTGAGTTTCCGAATACAGGAAACGACAGCCCAGCCGCATTTACTCTATGCGCTAGCCCAACAATACCTATGAAAAACACTAGCCTTTTGTTTCTTTTGGGCAATGCCAAAAGAAAGCCGTCGGCAGACCCCACGGAGTGTAAACGCGCTCGCTTCCGCGCGCTAGGCGGAAGTCAGGTTATAGGGCTGAAAGCCCTAATCCCCTGGTACAATTTATCTGTTATGCGGTCAGCGAAGCAGAAAACGGACAATTTTTTTCAGAGAGGAAAAAAATGTTCGTTTTCACATTTTCAATGGTCGAACACTCAAGCAAGGCAGCGCGCGAAGCGCGGTAAAGGTTATTTTGGTTGGTTAATCCTCAGTTTTCCTAACGGCAGATGCTCCCGACATCTGCGACCCCCTTGTCCTATATACGAAAACTGACACAACCTATTCATCCTATTCATCTTATTCGTGTTAAACATTAAACAAAAGTTAAATGCGTCTATTTTTTGATTAAAATACCTTAAAAAAATTCTGGTTATATGAAAATCTTTTGTATATTTGCATCGCTTTCAGTTACTTATGTTTCTGAAATTAATTATTAGTTTAATAGATAATAGAATTGAATAGAAAATGAAAAAGATTTCTCAGTTTCTCCGTTGTGTGATTACTTATACTGACGTTTGCCAGTTACGCGTATTACATTATGCCGTTTCTGTTGATGATGTCGATGACTTCACCAAATTGATTAAGGGTACTTTTGTACATCCTGATATTCTTTTTACGGATATCATATATAGTTATGATTCTCGTAAGTTTTTTCAACTCATTTAAAAATTGTTATTGTTATGAAAAAAGAAGTTTTAAAAGTTATTATTCAGGTGCTTATTTATGCCTTAGGTTTAATTGGTTCTGCTTTAGGTATCTCTGCCCTTGCTAGTTGTTCTGCTTCACATTCTGTTGATGGTTCAGGTAAAACGACCATTGTTACAACAGACACTACTTATATTTTTCATTCTGGTATATTAAAAACTAAATAGTATTTTTATGCGTTTACGTGAAATGGTAGAAAGTGAGCGTCAAAATTTAACGCCTCAACCAGCATTCAAATGTTTCAACCCTCAAAGAGTTTATAACCCTTATTTGAGTGAATACTTGTTTGTTGATTGTCGTAAGTGTGACGCTTGTTTACATAAGAAATCTGTTGAATTAACGAATAGAGTTGCTCAGGAGTGCAAACAGCATAAGTACTCTCTGTTTGTTACTCTTACTTACGATAACGAACATTTGCCTTTATTTAAGCATCTTTGTGATGATTATTTTGTAAGTAATAAGCCGTTCTCTTTTGATGGTCGCAATTACGTTTATCAGTCACTTGCTTTTAAAAATCTTTTAGATGCTGATGGCAATTCTTATGAGTGTGACCCTTATGAACTCCAGCCAACTAACTTAGATGTATGTGGCTTTGCCTATGCTTCAAAGTATGATTTGCAGAAGTTTTTAAAACGTCTTCGTATCCGTCTTTCACGTTCTCAGGAGCAAACCCCTTTTTATAAGAGTACTTCTAAGAAAAAACTTTGGACTAATAAAACTTTAAAAAATTTTCCCGATTATGAAAAGAAAATCCGTTACTTTTTTGCATCTGAATACGGTCCTACCACTCTCCGTCCACATTATCACGGAATCATCTGGACCGACAATGACGAAGTTGCCAAATGGCTCGAAAGGAATATATCTACGTGCTGGGCGATGTGTGATACTTCCAGAGTTGATGTACAATACGTCTCAAGCAGTGCCCCTCAATACGTTGCGAAATATTGTAATAGCTTTAATAGTTTGCCTAAAATTTTACAGACTGAATTTACGAAGCCGTTCTACTTGGCTTCTAAAAACCCAGTTATCGGCTCTTTCAAAAGTGACGTTCTTGCGCTTGGAGATGCTCTCATTAACGGAACTGTTGAACAGCTTGAACAGCGAACTGATGACAAACAAGGTACTACCGAATTTGCCTTTGTTCCTATTTCCAAGCAGACTTTTACTAGATACTTCCCTACCTATCAAGGCTTTGGCCTACCGCTTGATTATGGTGAATTTTCATTACTTGAAAAGTATCGAAAAGGTAACTTTAAAAGAAAATATGAAATAGATGAGAATTTAAAAGCTCGTTTTTCTGCAGCTTTGTCTATGGTTAACGAACATCACAAATTTGATTATGTTCTGTCTGATGACTTTTGTTATCAAGATAAGCATTTTGTTGATATGGTTGATTTTTGGACGTCTTTCCCTATTGAGTACCCTGAGCGTGTTAACGGTGTCTTAACTGGTCGTGTTCTCACTACTCGTCTTTCTGATGCTGACTATCTAGTAAAGTTGCATACATTGTATGACAATTATAAACTTTACGTATTACGTAATTTTTACTTGTCTCAGGAGGTAGGTTCAGAAAAATTCCCTATTAGAGAAACTAAACTACTTCATAAGTGGTTTCTACTTTCTTTTTATAGAGAGTTTGTTTTCAATCTTCCTTTGCATATTACTGAAAGTGAGTATGATTCAGCCATATCAGACCCTTATGCAGATAAATTTTGCTTGCTTCGACAATTAGGTGTTAATTATTGGGATTTATATCGCCAAAATACTCTTATGCCCGAGTTTCAAGCTTTTATTAAGTTTCAGCGTGATTGTTATTCTCAAACTTTCCGCTCTGAAATCTATGATAAGATTTTAGATTCTATCAAGACTAAGAAGTCAAATGAGATTCTTAACGATTCTCT